CAATATTAATCTGTGTTGTATTTACAGAGTTAACAGTTCCAATAACGTTTAGGTTGCCGCCAACTTGCAAATTACCAGTAATTTCTACATTGTCTGGCAAGCCGATTGTTACTGCAGCATTATGTCCACTATTTGGTGAAACTGTAACTTCATTTGCTGTTCCAACAATTGTTGCTACATAATCGCCTGTTGTTTGTGAATCTAAATTAATATCCTTTACAGATACAACTCCTGCATTTACATTAAAGTCTGCTGCATCAAAAGAAGCAATACCTTTATTGGTAGTAGAAGCATCTTCTCCTGAAATTGTAATGTTGTGGTTGCTTCCATCTGTTGTGTAAGTGGTATCTATTCCTTCTCCACCAACAAATTTAATTGAATCTGTTAGCAGGTCAAGTTTATAATCACCGTGTGCATTGTCTGCACCTAAATCAAGTTGTGTTGCTAAGTCTGCTTCTCCTGCTGTTGTTAAACGGCCTTGAGCATCTACGGTAAATGTAGGAATCTTGGTTGTAGAACCGTATGAACCAGCAGTTACTGCGGTATTATCTAAATCTATTGTTGTGATTCCTGTAGAATCAACGTATGTTTTTGTTAAGCCAACTCCGCCTTCAACTGAATCGCCGATTACATCTTGAATTACTTCTTGAGAACCACTCATTGATTGCCATGGACCGTTTGGTGATGCTAGTCCATTGTAGTAGTACATAACATTGTCGCCACTGTTATAGTAAATTTGACCAATTACTGGGTTAGATGGGGCTGAGCCTAAATTCTGAATTCTAGCATTTAAGAGCTCATTTTTATTGAGATCAATGCTAACTAAAAACTTTTTTGCCATTTTCTTTCTCCCTTATGACAGATATGCTGTCCCTGAAAACGGTTGTGCCATAGTCAGTGTTAATATGTTTATACTATTATAGTCTATTCCAGTTTCTAATATATCCCCAGCACTTGACTTAACGGTCACATTGGGGTGGAACCCAAGGTTATGTGTTATTGGCAACGAGTAAATTCCATTTACTGGTCCAACTATCTGTGCTAGTTCCCAAGAATGAGTCAGTGATATCTGCTTATCCAGAATGAAACTTTTTGCTATATTCCACGTATTTGTCTGTATGTCTTTTGGACCCCAGAATCTTGTTGTATTTGTGTCGAAATAAAAATCTCCAGGGACCCCAAGAGAATTGTTTGGATTGCCTTCTCCGCTTATAATTGTGCGCCCTGGCGCACCAGTAGACCTTACAACTACAAGGGGATTGTTTTCGGTTACTATTAAACGTGTTGCCATTATACCGTTACCGACCTATTGAGAGTCATGTACCCTTCTAGTAATCTTGTCTTATTAACGCTTGGGTCAACTATAACTAGGTCGTATGCAGATTTTGGATAAAACATTTTATTTGTTCTGTCTGCAGATATAGATATTTGTATTTTTCCTTCAGATGGACTTATAGTTAATCCATCTTGTTCTGTTAATGTAAATGCTAGTTTTTTGCCACCCTGGGTATCTCTAACTTGGAGTTTTGCTGTGTGGAAATTTAACTGAATTGGGGTTTGGTCTTCATCAAGATACTGAACTTCAAATGTAAAAGTCGTATTTTGGTCTACTTCGAAATTTTTTTGCGCTGCCACATTTACCCCTAAATTAGAAAAGCCCTTATGCCAATTTTAGCATAAGGGACTTCCTAATTGACTATAACTTAAGCTTTGTTAACAAATCCAAAATTTTTGTCATTTGGATTTAATGCCTTTAAAAGTACGGGTGCTACTGCTGCAACTCCGCCAAGCAATAAATCTTTAGGATTTGTATTGCCTGTCATATATAGCGCTAGGGCTGCTGAAAGAAATGCTCTTCCGTAGCTTGCTAGTGCTGCTAGGATCTGTTCTTGCATAGTTACCTTTCCATCTTTGTTTAAATCTGCTTTTGCAAATTTAGCCATTTTATTATCTCCTTTTGGGCAATTTGCCCTTGGAATTTTCGGCTAGGCCGAATACTACAATTCTACCACTATGCTGAAATATCTACAAGCTCGCAATTACCGTCTGAGCTACAGGCAAGGGTGGCAGAGGGTGATGTTCCATCTTCTGTTTCATAAAATGATAGGTCTTCCCATCGAATATTTTTAGGCATTTTTTCAGCAAGCGCCTCATATTCTTCTTTAGATACTTCTTGATATGGAGCCTGCTTGTATGTGTGTTCTGAGTGAGGTAGGAATGAAATTCCAGAAACCTCATCAAAATTCTTGTAGACCCAAGCACCAACTTCCATCCACTCTTCTTCTTTTACAGAAACAGTAATAGATGGCTTATGCTCGCACCAAGCACGTTGATAGACTAGCCATATATCTAAGTGCTGAATAGCTGTTAAATCATTTCTAACAATTGCACCTTCTGGTGCTTTTACAGGAAATGAAAATACATAAGTGTCGTTTGGCTTCATTACGTCATCTTCTACTGGAATTCCAACTTCCTTTAGAAATGTAGAGATAGGGTCTCCTTTTGAGCCACGAACTGTGCGAATGTAATACGGTGAATGCCATGGATGCATTCCTGAAGATACCCCGACCAATTGAGACACTGTTCCAGAAGGCTTTACGCAAGTAATGGCGGCAGACTCAGGAATCCCAATTTTCCCAGCCTCTTCTTTATTAACCTCTCTTGCTCTTTCACGCATTGTCATTAAGAATGACTCAAGCATTACTAGATCTTCTTTGCCAGACATAAATTTGTGCCCGAACTGTCCAGTTAACGATACGCCAAGCAGCCTTTCTTCTTCTGTATTGTCTTTCCAGATTTTACGAAGATATTTAAAGTCTGTTAGCGTTGATTGCCAAGTACCAAGAATCGTAGCAAGCTCAACCTTACGCTCAATATCTTTCTTTGTGTCATTTTCACGTAATACGACTTCTGAAAGGTTGCAAAACTGATAAGGACGTAAAATAATTTCTGAGCACGGGTTAGTTCCATAGTGTATATCTGGATCTCTTCTTCCAAACTTGGCTGCTTGGGCTTGAGCTGCGGCCACATTGTATATACCTCGTTCTCCTGACTTTGAATCATAAAGAGATTTCCATTCTGCAATAAATTGCTCCATCTCTGGTTTGCGTGAGTACGCAACAGAGTTATTTGACAAAGCACGTTGTGGACTTGCCTCCCACCAGTTGCCTGACTTTGCTTGTGCCATTTCAATATCATTAATATTAGATAAAGAAATCATTGCTGAGCGTCTTACACCGCCAACAACTACCACTTCACCAATCTTGCACATAATGTCGTGGCATTCAATTGGTTTTAAGCTTCTTCCAGCAGCGTTCTTAAACTTTGCAATTGTAAAATCAAATAGGTTAATAAGCGGCTGTGGCCCAGAAGATCTTCCGCCCATGGTTTTTAATCTTGCGCCTGCGGGACGAACCTTAGAAACATCAATCGCTGGGATATGTCCAGTCCATAGTAATGCAAGTAATTCACGGTAAGCTTTAGCCCAACCTTGTTTTGAATCTTCGACAACAATTACAGTATCTGATTTTTCAAGTTTTTCTGGTACTGCGGGAAGCTTATTGATGTACTTGTATTCAACTGAGAATCCGACACCAGTTCCACACATAAGTACATACATTGTTTCATCAAATGAACGAGGGGAATCAACTGGAAGAAAAGCACAGTTGTATCCAGCAACATTATCTCTTTCTAAAGCAGCACCTGAAGTCATTACCGATCTCATAGATGGCATTACATTTCGTTCAAAAACAAACTCTTTTAATTCCGCAACAAGCTTTTCATTTGGAATATAATTATGGTTTGTCTTTAAATGATTAGTCATAAATGTAAAATATCTATCTACTGTTTCTCCCCAAGTTTCTCTACGACCTTCTGCTTCTACCCATTTTGCATATCTAGATAAAGCAATAAAGTTTTCATAAGGATTTTCAATAGTTTTTGACATTTGTTATACGACCTTTTCTCCGCCTTGCGGTGCTAATTTTAAGTGAAGTCCTAGTGTATCAAACTTTTATTTAGTGGTCTAGGGGTTAAAAATATTTTTAAAAATATCATTATGTGAGATAGTGTTTTAGTCAACTAACTTGACAGCTGTTTACATTTAATGCTATTCTTAGAGTTCGTTATCTCTATAGGAGGAAATGCCAATGGAGAATATAAAGCAACAGTTTAGCGATTTAGTTCGTGACTGGACAATAATAGCAGTGACAACACTGTTTTTGTTTTCTGGACAACCATCATCTAGCGCTTTAACTGTAGTAGAACCTTTAGTGAAAACTGAAGCCCAATTAAAGCAAGAAGTCTTAGATAGCTTTAGTAAAGAAATTTACAAACCATCTGAGATGCTTACAGACGAAGAGTTAAAACTATTACTTGAGACTGTAGGGTTCGAAGGAGTAGGCCTTAAAAAAGCTTGGTCCATAGCAAAGCGTGAATCTAATGGAAGACCGCTTGCATATAACGGGAATAGGAATACAGGAGATAGTTCTTACGGATTATTTCAGATAAATATGATTGGAAATCTTGGTCCAACAAGACTTGAGAAATTTGATCTACAGAGTAACAAAGAGTTATTCGACCCAGTAACAAACGCAGAGATAACGTACTATATGACCAATGGCGGTATCGATTGGTCAGCTTGGAAGGGTATGACCCCAAGAGCTAAGGAATTTTTATTAAAATTTCCGACAAAGTAAAGGAGATGGGATGAGGATACAATACGTATCAACTTACATCTCCATGTCAGAAGAAGGATTGGTTGAAAAGCTTTTATGCCCAGTAGACCAATCCATTCTTTTTTGTAATCAAGATCTTAGTGACTTAATATTTCTATACTGCTTATCCTGTGAATATAAAAAAGAACTTGGGTCAGCAACATATGATAAAATAGTAAAATGTGTTGATGGAGGAAAATAATGTGTATTGGCGAGTGTATTTGTAAGATTGAAAATGAGTCAGAACCTATGAAGGTGACCGACGCAATGGGTAGAGAGGTTTTTTGGTTAGATGCAGGAAGACCTGAATAATAAACAATCTAATGACCTAGAAGATAATCTCCCTATGGTTAATTATATTATGCTCCACAGAATATACGATATGCTTTCTCTTATAGCAAAAGGTTCTGTAGGGCAAGAAGAAGTAAGCAAAATGATCGAATATCATGAACAGGGGTATTTACTTGGGCCCAGCCCATCGTATTCTCCCCCAGAAAATGATTGACATATAATTTAAAGTATTTTATACTTTAAATCGGGTTGAGCATTTATGTTCCCCGTGTGCTTTATGCACGTACATAGCCTAAATGGATCCGCCTCCGTTTAGGCTTTTGTATTTCTAAAATGCTAGAATGTAGATATGGAAAACACTCAATTATTAAAATTTATGGTGGATAGGTTTAATCACTACAACCTAGAACTTGCCACTGAAAGCGGGATGTCGGATTCTGATGCTGCCTTGTATGTGGAGGCAAACAGAGAGTATGCCTTTATAATACTTCATAAGCTTTTTAAAGACATGGTTTCTGAAGGACACCTAAACCTATAGGTATTAGTAAATTGTGTTTAATTACATGCTATAATTATATTCAACAGCGAGGAGCAACTAAATGAATTTTTACGACAGACCAGATTGCATAAGACTATCAAAATATACAGATGCCTATGGAACTGAGAGCGGAATTTTTTTGTTTAAGAATTTTGTTCCAGAAGAATTAATGGCAGATATGGAAGCAGAACTTGGCCCACAGGGTAGAGATGAAGATAGCTACGGATCCACTCTGATTAGTTGGTACACTAACAAGATAACTCCTAGACCAAAAAGACTATTAGAGTTTTGGGAGCTAATCAGTGAGCTGATAGGTCCAAAATGGGTTATACACCCATCACAAGCAATTTTAAATGTAAGACCTGGCGATAACGGAATGTTTATTCACTCTGACAGCCCTGGCAAAGGACAATGTCACTTACTTTCACAAGATGATAAGTATGATACCTGCTGCGAGCTAGATTATGGTCTAGTTGCATACTTTGGAAACTTTGAAGGTGGAGCATTATTCTACCCAAGCATACACGCAGATGGTGTGCCAAGAATAGATGAAAATGGATGGAACGTTCCTCCTGCACAAGGAGAGCCTTGCTTTGAATATACTCCACAAAGAGGAGATCTTGTTATCCACAGTGCATTTGATCCTTACGCACATGGAGTACGTGAAGTAACTTCAGGCGTCCGATATGCTTTCTCAAACTTTGTATTAAAGGCAGAGGATAATCCAGGAACATTTTATAACTATGGAACAAAAGAGTACTACGAACAAATTGGCGATAGATCAGAAGAAAGAATCACTGAATGGCTTAAGCCTCTCAAGGTAAACCCAATGTTTACAGATGAGAGAATAGCAATTATGCAGGCATCTGGCCTAGAGGGCGTAGAGCTTGCAAAAGAGTTTAATCATAACTTTGTTAAAGAAGATAAATAACGCCATATAGTGCGAAAGTGAAAAAGTGCGGCGGTAGAAGAAGCAATTTGGGAGGTATATATGCCTAGGGACCATTTTAGCAAGATGATGAGTAGCCCATATTTTCAAACAGATCATTTTAAGAATGAATCTGTTGAAGCCTTGTTAGAAAAAAAGATAGAGAAGAAAATTTCTTTATTTATTGATATATTAAAGTTTAAGCGACACAAGGCCAAATAAGGCTCTTTGAGTAAAGTTGTACCAGTTACACTGGTTAAATTCTCTATTAGCCTTCTAGGCCCTTTTAAGACCTATTCTGACAGAATCTGACAAAGACAATAATCATATATTCTAGTCAACTAGGATAAATATAGATATCCTATATATAGACCCATTAGGATACATGCAAATATTGCGACTGACTTATAGAGCTGAGAGTTCTTCATTGTCTATATCTTCATTTAGGTCAAAATCAAAGATTTCTTGACTTCCCGCCCAATTTAAAAATTTAGAGAGCATAGCTCCAGAAAGAATTGCTGTCGCAATTAGAATTACTAATGCCCATACTTTTTTCATACGTCTACCTTTTCTCCTAATCTTGATTTTATGTCCAAATAAATTTTCCAACACTCCCATTGGTCTTTTGGGTACATTTCTAAAACTAATTGATTAATTATTGTTCTGCCACTAGCTTGCTCACGAGGTATCCTGTTAAAATTTTTTCTTTCTCTAACTTTATCAAAAACCTCTTCGTCTGTAACCTTTTTGGTTTTCATATAGCCAAGATCATAGTACTCTTTAACTATATCTATAAATAAATCCTGATTTTTAGTAAGAGTTTCAAAGCTAACAATTTTAACTCTATTTAAATCTTCAATTTTATAAAAGAAATCATAATATCTTTCTTCTTCTCTTTTAATAGAATCTCTTATGCCTTCTATATCAGACTCTTCTAATAGCTGAGCATACCCGAGGTGATCCTTATGTCCAGATACTCTTAGCCATCTTTCAGCACCAGATGCAATAGTGTCGTATGGATTTCTAATAAGTGCAATTTGCTTACCTTCAGTTTCTTCCATGTTTTTTCTTTCATGTCCCACTGCAGTAAAGTTAACGTTGTATTCCTTGAAAGCTAATCTCAATAAATCTTGAGCAAAGTTTAATCCTGATCCTGCTGGACTAGCAATTGATTTAATTATAATCATTTATCTCCTTGTAGGGATACTGGGATTTGAACCCAGAATCTATTGTATATAAGACAAGTGCTTTAACCAGATTAAGCTATATCCCCTAGGGACTAGCGTATTCGGTTTGCTACTAATTTTTCGATGCAAGATGTGCAAAAGTTCTCAAGTATGCCTTTAGCGTTAATACGCTCCACATACTTTGGGTTTTCACAAAAGTCACATTTCATATCTACAGTATACTCTATATTCTAGTCAACTGCAATACAGATTTAATAATAAATAGATTATATATTTTTTCCCAATATTCTTTCTTAAGAGCATCTTTCTTTTTGTTATGCCATGGCTGATCTGGGTTAATTACATCTGCAGCATACTCTGTTGTGAATTCTTGGATTCCCACCGCATCTTTAATTGACTGCTGACTAATAGGAGTCAACATGTTGTGCTCTTGAGCATATTGTCTTAGTGACTCGCAAAAAATATTATTTTGATTTTGTCGATCTTCATATGTAAAGGTTGGAGAAATTCCATCATATTTTAATAGCATCTCTGTAAATTGTGGAAGTGGTTCTATTATTTGTATTATAGAATTGCTGTAGTAGGCTCTAATCCTATCCAACATCTGGTATGCATCTTCTACCGCATTATTGTACTCGACTAGTCTTTGTCTTATGTCTACATACCCAAGCCACACTAAAACAATGTCTGGATCTTGAAAT